TTAACAAATAGAAGCGAAGTAGGCGCAATCAAGCCTTGGGGCAAATCAACAGCCCCTGCTGGCTATGTACTATGCGACGGGACGGCTATTTCAAGAACCACTTACGCTGATCTCTTCGCCATAATTGCCTCAACCTATGGAGCTGGAAACGGATCAACGACTTTCAATGTTCCCGATCTTCAAGGCAAGATGCCTCAAGGATATGATGGCAGTACTTACAATCTGGCTGGAACGGGAGGCGCGAACACCGTGACGGTGTCCGTGACGGACAACCAGTCGGTGTCAAGCACGGACACTTTGGCCGTATCCGTGACGGGATCCATTTCCAATACCTCACTTTCAACGGCTCAACTGGGCAGTCACACTCATACCTACAGCGCTTTTAACTACAATCCAGAGCATGGCGGGCACGGCGCGGATGGAGCTTCATCACTCACATCGAAGGGTTCGGGATCTGCAGGATCTGGAACGGGACATACCCATTCTCATACCTTGTCTGGTACATTGACGGGGAATATAACGACTTCCTTAACAGGAGCCGTAACCGCTTCAGGAACAAATGCTTTTTCACCGTACGTGGTGGTCAACTACATCATAAAACACTAGGGGTAATAATGGCGACACAGATTGTAATATCAAATGAAGATTATGTAAAAATAGACGAGTCGTATCATATTAATTGGGCGGATAAAGGCAATGCCATGCCTTCTCTTCCTAGCACCATTCATTCGGTGATTTGGAATGCTCTAGCTGGTCAGAATGAAATTCAATATAAAGACGCTTCTACGGGGGATATGACGGGCAATGTTGACTTAAGTGCCACTTCCGATGCTGTGGGATCAACAACCATAGCTGATCTTCTTACATGGGGAGAGACAAGAAAAGGACAAATTGAAACAGCCTACGCCGCTTATGACGCCGCTGTAGCCGATGATATAACTAATGGAACCACTAATGCCGAGGGCAAGACGTGGGTGGACTACGATCCTAACCATAGTTAACTATAAAATAATTCATTTCCCACACATAACGCATCCATTTCAGAGTTTTTCAATACATCTTTGGCATTATTTATAGTTCCTACGATGGGCTTTCCTCCTCTATTTAATGAAGTATTTAAAAGAACAGGAAGACCTGTAAGTTTTTCAAATTCATTCAAGAGATTATAAAAATTTTTATTTTGTTTACAACTCACAGTTTGAGGCCTGCAAGAGTTATCAATGTGCGTAACTGAGGGAATATCTTTACTACGTACTTGAGTTGAGTAAAGCATATAAGGAGAAAATGAAAGATCAAAAAATTCTAAAGCTTTTTCTTCTATGATGCTTGCCCCATAGGGACGCCACCATTCTCTATGTTTTACTTTTTCATTCATTATTGTTTTTCCATCTTTAAGTGAAGGATTCATAAGAATGGAACGATTTCCTAGAGCACGAGGTCCTATTTCGCCATGATCCTGGTACCATCCTACGATTTTATTTTGGGATAGCATCTCTGCTACTTTTTTAGTAGTAGATAATGTAGGACTTCTTAAAGGTTTTTCATCATCTTGAATGTACGGAAAATTATGAACATAAAAACTGCTTAAAGAATTTAAATAATTTAATCCCCATCTTATACAGCCAAGAGACAGTCCTCCGTCATATACCGGTGGCTCGAGATTTAAATTATAGCCTTCTTTAAGTAATAATCGATTCCATTCTATATTAAGAGCACAGCCTCCTGAATAGATTATTTTTTCATCTTTATTTAAAAGTTTAAATTTATCCTTAATCCATTCAAAACATATTTTATCTGCAGTGTGTATAAAGTCTTGCCATTCTTGATTGTTCTCTTGATAAAGACAACGACATAAAGTGTAAAGCTCATTAAGATCAGAAATTTTATAAAAATCTTTTTTTCGTTTTCCATGAGCTATTAGTCCCATTACTTTTCCAGCTTCGTTTAATAAATGAGTAGTAATAGTTTCTGAAGATAATTTCATCGCTCTAGAGATAGCCCCAAAAATATGTCCTGGGTTAGTTTCCTTATATTTAAAAGTATTTTTTTTATTTTTAATACTTATACTATTTCCATTACTTCCTCTTCCATCCATTACATAAAATTGATCTGTAGGTGAATAAGAAGTATGGGAATATGCATGCGCTAAGTGATGATCAATAATATAATGATTTTTAGTAAAATGAATAACATCTTGATCATGTAAGGGAAGACGAGGCGTACCATCTATAAATTGCAGTGCACCTTCATCAGTTTGAACTAATAAATCTATTTTATCTAGATCAATATTCCACTGTTGCAGTTTTTTCCAATACCACTGTTCTGGGGCATAACCGTGTTTGATATTAATTTCTCTTTCGTATTTAGCATATTTAATCTTACCCTTATTAAATACACATATACTAGAGTCGTGGGCTGCTTTACCAAGACCTACAATAACCATTTATTCTCTTTTTATTTAAAAGTTCAGGATAGCCTGTTAGTGAAACCAAGTCACAATTGAGTGACGATCTCCGTTAGTGACAGGAGTCACTGAATGGGGAAAACAGAAGTTACTGGGAAACACTGCAGCGCTTCCTGTTTTTTTGGGAATAATATGTTCTCCGTTGAAAAAAGAAAAATCTCCTCCATCATAGTTTTCATTTAAGATAATAGAGCAAGTAAGTACACGAGGGTTTAAATCAAAATGATCCACGTGTTCTTTATATTCTCCTTTTTCCTTTCCTTTGTACCATAGATGTTGATAGCCCGTATCTTCACAAGATAAGCCAAAGCCTAAATGTGTAACTTCTTCTGAGTATGTTTTTAAAATTTTACCACATATTTTAAAAATATGGGAATCAAACTCATCATCGATTTTTTTAGTCCAACAGTTTCTATATTTATTTACTATTCCACCTGCTATAGCAGCAGATTTAAAATCACGACTATCTTCCTTGACTATCTTCTTACATACTTCAGGATCTAGTATGTTTTCATAGCATTTTATATAATCTTGTATCCGTATCATTTAAAACTTTTCTTGTGCCAGAACATTTTCTTGTATCTATCAATGAGTTCGCTGTTTAGTAGATTGATAGTAGCTGAGTGTTTTTTTTCCTTATAAAAATCTGATGACATTTTCCATTTTTCTCTTTTAAACGGAATGATTTGGCAGCAGGGCTCCCCTTTTTTAATGAGAAACTGCTTGTCACGCTTGAGAAGAATGAAAGGAAAATTAATGGTGTTAATATAAGTATCCGTGTCCACGATGGCGTTGATAAGGAGAAAACGGTCTTCTCCGAGCCTGTTCATGGGTTGCGTGAACAAGCAGCTGTACCCAGGAGGGGTCGTGATCAGCCATTTACTAATGAACTTACCGGCGTACTCTCCAACTTTATGGTGCCATTCTTTTGGCGCTTGAATCTTATCGTGATAACTAATATCACTTTGTTCCTTGTTTGCGGGAGTGAGCGTGAATTCTGTTTCCGTGGGATCAATTAAATAGTCTTGCTCGAAAGGTATGATGTATCCGGCCGCCATCGCGTCAAGAAAAGGCATGCACGCCTTAGCGGTCGGTTTTTTCAAGTCGCCTTTATAATGTTTTTCTAATTTTTTATATTCTTGAGGAATGGCATTGCTCGCGGGTTTGGGATGGGGCCACACTTTCGCCATCTCTTTATCCACGGGGCAGAATTTAATTTTGTTATCAAAAAATATTGTCATGTTAAGTTTCTCCAATTGAAGGTATGATTAAGGCGCATTTATTTCTCTTCCTAGAATGCTTCGCGCGGAAGTTTTTCCTTCTTTTTTTATTTCTTCCCCTCGAACAGTGTCATTGATTACAAAATTTATAGGCATTGAACGTCTTATGTCTTTTGGATTCTTGGTTTTAAAAGGATAAACACAATGCAAATGATCCGCTTGAAAAATATAAAAATTCCCTACTTCTGGAACAATATCAAGCGATTTTGTAGTACAAGGATTGATGAAGCTTATTCGGCCGTCCTTGAACTTGTGAGGTTCTGTCACATCGTTTATGAATTCAGGAACTTTTAAATACATGTTACCGGCGAAACCTTCCATAGTTGGTGTATTATGAACATGAAGGGGATTATATTCCCCTGGTTTCATGTCATTCATCCAACATGAAAGTATGTCAAGATTATGCGGTCCTGCTGGAACTATGCCGTGTTCAACGCACGTGTCAACGTAATCACTCATGCATTGAGTTATGAATTTAAATATTTTTGAGGTTTGAATGATGGGCAGCATGTCTAATTCAGAATCAAGTCTTCCGGCTAGATTCTTTCCGTGGGAAGTCAGTAAATTAGTATTTTTTAAGACGTCTTCATATTTAGCATTTATGTCGTCAACAAATTCTTGCGGGATTTTGTACTTGCAGACTATCCTTCCAAATACAAGCATTTTGTCGTGAAGTTTATTTTTCATCGTTTGCATATTCCCATATTATCAGAGATAATGACTCTTTCTTTTATATATCCAACCTCAAAATTAGCGATGAAAGTTACACGAGTTTTATTAGATAGATTAGGGGTAACGGCATGCAGTAAATTCCCATTGAACATTACAACAGATCCATTTTTAATTTTTAGGGATTTTACATCATTCCTTGTTGTGGTCTTTTCTCCTTTTTTAGCTAATTGGTAGCTGTTATTCTTTATCCATAATAAATCTGCTCCCGTTTCTTCTACATCTACAGCATAAACAAGAACTAAATGTCTTGGATGAATGTGAGGAAGAACGTGGTCATTTTTTTTTAACCAATTGATCCAACATTCTTGTAGTTTTAGGATAGGGGCATCAAAATTTTCTTTCTCAATAAAAATCTGTATAATTTTTTCTAATTCCTTAATCAAAGATTGAAGAATAGGATAGCGAA